ATCAAAGAAATCCAAACACTACGCAACCGTGTTGCACAACTGGAGAACAACGCATGATTTTCACAATCGCTAACCTCGAACGCTGAACAGGCTGAACCATCCATTTTGACAGGAGTACCTTGGGTAGCAGAGGAGACTAACTAATGGATACACAGCATAAGAAAAATAATCCTTGACATATCACCCCAATTTGAGTATAATGTGAATCATGGCAAAAGAACTAACAACCATTTCCCCTGAAGGGCTGGAGATAGCAAACAGTTATCTCCAGTTCGGCAATATTCGCGGAGTCTGCGAACATCTTCAGGTGGCCGAGCAAGAAGTAGTAGAAGTACTACATAAACGAGAAGTAAAAAAGTATATAGATACTGTATACTTAGATATGGGATATCGTAATAAGAATACAATCGGCTCCCTGTTAGACGAAATGATCCAATCTAAGCTAGACGAAGCCCAGGATTCTGGCGTATACTCCAGTAAAGATTTAGCGGATCTATTACAAATGGCTCATAAAATGCGTATGGATGAAATTAAAGCCCAAGCAGATTTAGCAAAAGCCGAAAGCAGCAATATCAAAAACCAAACCAATGTACAGATTAATGAAACTGTTCCCTTTGGTCAAGGTAATTATGGTAAGCTGATGGAGAAACTACTGAATGGAACAGAATGAAAGGCTTAGGACTTTAGAAAAAGACTTTGTTGCACTTGAGGTCCAAAACGAGGAGCGGTGGAAAACTTGTTTTCAGCGCCTCGAAGACGTTGAAAAGGCATTGTGTCGCATAGAGTCGAGACTAATGGGTTTTGGTGGAACAGTAATTCTGTTCCTAGCGGGCGTAATAGTAACACTATTAACCCAAGTGGGGTAAAAGATGGAAATTTTTGAAAAACGCGGTAGATGGCGTGTAAGAGGTAAACAAGGTGGTTTACGTAAATTCAAAACTGAACAAGAAGCCCTTGAGTTCGCAGGTATAGAGCCTGTAGTCGAGGAAGACCTCGTAGTTGAGGAAGAAATAGAAATAGAAGAGGAAGATGATGAATTGGATTAAAAAATATCACGGTAAGTTAGAAGCATTAGTAGCCACTAAAGGTGTAACACCTTACATGCTGGCAGTGGTGGAAGGAGCTTTAGTAGTTCTCGTTCTGCAATGGATTCTTTAGCCAGCAGGGAGCTATAATCGGCATGGAGGCCGGAGGCTAAAATAGGGAGAGCCTAACATGTCCGATAACGAACTGGAAAGAAAGGCAGAAATGCTCAGAATAGAAAACGAGGATAAAAAGCAAGACGCTCAAAGACATATAGCTTGGATTGCTATAATATCGATGTGCGCCTACCCTTTAATCTCTTTAGTAATACCTGAAAGCAGGTTAAGTACTTGGAGCAGTATGAGTGATATGATATTTCTATCCCAAGCGTCTATAGTCGGTATGTTTTTTGGTACCCAGGCCTATATGAGTAAAAAATAATGTTTGATAAGGAAGTGACTCAAATAAACTCAAGCTGGAAGTATATTCGTGATATAAAGAATTACAAGAAAAGCGAATACTGGCAAATTATAAAAAAGCCTCCATATGTTGGAGACTGTGAAGACTACGCACTTAGTTTATTGTATTTAATTAGTGGGAAGTCTATGCTAAAGTTTTGGTGGAATCTTACTTTTGGTCCTGCAAAGATACGCTATTGCAAGGTAAGGGGTCAAGGACACGGAGTACTCAAGTGGAATAAGCTGTATATCGATAATATACAGAAACGTTGGGTAACGAAAAAGACTTTAGAGCACAAAGGCTATATATTTTCGTGGTACAGTTTCCTTGCATACGAAACACTAATAAAATTAACGATAGGAAAGATCAAATGGCGGTTGAAGTAAGTCGTAGAGATATTCTCTCTAGCGAACTAGTAGATTTAAAATCTGAGGCAAAGTTTCTAAAACTTCCAATATTTCCTTACTTGGATTTATTGAATATCACACCGTTACCATCGCAGGTAGCAATTATCAATGCGATTAACAACCCTAAATATCGTTTTATCTCCGCCGCCGTCTCCCGTCGACAAGGTAAAACGTATATAGCCAACATTATTGGACAGCTCGTGTCTTTAGTGCCTGGCTCTAACATTCTAATTATGTCTCCCAACTATGCTTTGTCTCAGATTTCTTTTGATTTACAGAGAAATCTTATTAAACACTTTGACCTAGAAGTTACTAAAGATAACGCGAAAGATAAAGTTATTGAGCTTTCTAACGGTTCCACAGTACGAATGGGTTCGGTTAACCAAGTTGATTCTTGTTTTGGTCGATCCTATGACTTAATCATTTTCGACGAAGCTGCACTAGCAGACGGTAAGGATGCCTTCAACGTAGCACTTCGACCTACACTAGATAAAGACAACTCCAAGGCGCTATTCATTAGTACGCCACGGGGTCGCAATAATTGGTTCTCTGAGTTCTTCTATAGAGGTTTCTCTGACGAGTTCCCCGAGTGGTGCAGTATACGAGCAACTTATAAAGATAACCCTCGAATGTCTCAATCTGATATTGACGAAGCGCGTAAGTCTATGTCGGATGCTGAATTCAGACAAGAATATGAAGCTGATTTTAATACTTATGAAGGTCAGATTTGGAAGTTTAACTTTGAAACACAAGTAAAAGACTTATCTCAGTTTGACACTAGTAAAATGGACGTCTTTGCGGGGTTGGACGTGGGTTACAAAGATCCTACTGCCTTGTGTGTAATCGCCTATGATTGGGATGAGGATAAATACTACTTAGTAGATGAATACTTAAATGCAGAGAGGACAACAGAGCAACACGCATTTGAAATACAGAAACTAATTGAGCGTTGGGATATTGACTACATCTATATTGATTCGGCAGCTCAGCAAACACGGTTTGACTTTGCCCAAAACTACGATATTTCTACTATTAATGCCAAGAAGTCTGTGTTGGACGGAATAGGACATATTGCAGGAATTGTTGAGAATGATAAACTATTCATCGACCAGGAAGCAAAAGAATCACTGACCTGCCTTGATGCGTATCAGTGGGACGCGAACCCTAATTTAATGAAGGAAAGACCAAAGCACAACATGGCTTCTCACATGGCAGATGCTCTACGTTATGCAATATATTCGTTCCAAACTGCAAACATATCCTTCTAGCGATACCTGCTTAAAAATAGTTATTGACAAATCAGCCTAAAGCCGCTATAATTCTTTAAATGAAAAATAAAGGAACCAGAGGAAATGCCTAAGTTAAAACGTGATATTGTAAAGTATGTACGAGATAAGGCAAAGTCTAAGTACAAGAAGGGTTCCTCTTGTCACATTTGTGGCGCTACAGAGCAGTTAGACTTTCACCATTTCTATAGTCTGACACCATTGTTAAACCAATGGATAAAAAAGAACAAACATAATCCTGAGTACATTCAAGCACTTCGGGATGATTTTATTGAAGAACACTATGCTGAGCTATATGACCATACAGTAACAATATGTCATACTCACCACTTAAAACTTCACTCAATCTATGGTAAAGATCCTGCGCTAGGAACTGCAAAGAAACAAATGCGCTGGGTAGGGATTCAAAGAGAAAAACATGGCTTGGTATAATAACTTATTTGGAAGTAAACCAGTAGAGGTTGAGGAGAAACTCAATCCTGCTCAACAATATATTGGTAATAGTATAGAATCCTCTAGAGAATATACCCAAAGCTATGAAACGTACTACGAAGAATTAGAAGTTGTTAATCGTGCCGTAAATATGATAGTAGATGATAGTGCTGCGATTAATACTGTTGTTAAACCTCTTACTATTCCGGGAGTAGCAAGAGGTTTAAAAAGAGTAAAAGTAGAAACTTTACTTACCCAACAACCTAACTTATTTCAAGATATTAATACTTTTAGAAGAAGTTTAATTACTGACTTTCTTCTTGACGGTAATATGTTTATTTATTTTGACGGGGCGCATTTATATCATTTACCTGCAGATAAAGTACAGATTCATGGTGACTCTAAGACTTATATTGAAAAGTATACTTATAACGATATAGACTACGGGCCAAACGAGATCATTCATATCAAAGAAAACTCTTTTCGTGATATGTATAGAGGGGTTTCTCGACTAAAGCCTGCAGTAAGAACGATGCAACTAATGTCAAGAATGAGAGCGTTCCAAGACAACTTCTTCCAAAACGGAGCAGTGCCAGGACTTATACTAAAGTCACCTAATACCTTATCTGAGAAAATTAAAGAGCGTATGATGGTATCTTGGCAACATCGTTATCGCCCAGATACAGGAGGCAGACGCCCTCTTATTCTTGACGGGGGTATAGAGTTAGACAAGATTTCAAACGTGAACTTTAAAGAACTTGACTTTCAAAATGCTATTATAGAAAACGAAAAGATTATTTTAAAAGCAATGGGAGTCCCTCCAATTCTATTAGACTCAGGTAACAATGCAAATATTAGACCTAATATGAGATTGTACTACCTTGAGACAGTATTATCTATTATTACAAAACTAAACTCAGGTCTTACCAGATTTTTCGGTTTTGAGATTGTAGAAGATGTAACAAATGTGCCTGCACTTCAACCCGAGCTACGCGATCAGTCCGCCTATTATACTTCATTAGTTAATGGTGGTATTATTAGTCCTAACGAAGCTAGAGAAGCTTTAGGATTTGACCCCCGAGAAGAAGCTGACGACATACGAGTGCCTGCAAATATTGCGGGTTCAGCAGCCAACCCTGATGAGGGTGGCAGACCTACTGAAGAAACTGAGGAATAAGTATGAGTAGAAATAATAAAACATTAGCAACAAAAGCACTTGGTTCGTTGTTTATAAAAAAAGGAAAAATTCTTGCCTCGGCAGAGTATACTGCTTTAGGGTCTGAACAGCCTGTAGTAGGTTCCTCACTACGAAAACTCTTTGGAAGTTACGCAAAGATGGTAAATCATTTACAAAAAGATGAATCTTTAGTAGCTTTAATAGCACAATCGGCAGCTATCCAAAAGGAAGCTGTAGAAAAAGCTAAACCTATTTTAAAAAGTAAACCCGTAACAAAAGCTAAACCCGCTCCAAAACTTGGGGCAAGCATAGCAGAGAAATAATATGGATAAAATCTTACATATAGCCTCTACGTTCAAAACTCATGAAACTGATGATGGTAGCGTA